CTGTGTCTGCCGACGGCTCTTCTGAACCTACTGTGTCTGCCGACGGCTCTTCTGAACCTACTGTGTCTGCCGACGGCTCTTCTGAACCTACTGTGTCTGCCGTGTCTGCCTTGCCAACCAGTGGCTCTTCTGAACCTACTGTGTCTGCCGACGGCTCTTTGTCTGCCGAGTCTGCCGACGGCTTATCTAATCCTACTGAATCTGCCGTGTCTACCGTATCGACAAATAGTCTTGTATCAACCGATAACTGTAATTTACAGTTAAAACAATTATGTAGTCAATATTACAATGATGCGATGCCAGCTGTTAAGGAAATTAATAGTATAGCCGGTTACGATGATGAACAACAAGATCGCGCATTATGTGCGAAACACGCATTAAATAATATGTTTAAAAATAATATATTTGTATCAATTGATGATGGCAAGGAGTATAAAATTAACGCAGATAACGCAGATAAAGACAGAGATAATCAACTAAGAAATTTATTGCGAAAAACGGATACGGACACTATAAATCTATACTCGATATGTAAAATATTGGAAGCATATACTATTAAAATGGGTCAATCAGATACAGATCCGTGTAGTACGGGTGGGAGTTATTCATATGCCGATGTAACAACTGCTTTATCTATTGCTGGTTATAAATTTTCAGAATTAGCATCTAATACTGATATTAATTTATCGATTGCTAGCATACAAAATGCTCTTAAAGCGAATCCAATCGGTATTATATTAACAACTGGTGAGCTAAATGGTGGTCACTTTATTACCATTCGACGCACAGAAAATACAAATGAATATGAAATAGTCGATTCTCTTAAACTCGGTTCAAAAGACGCCATATTTAATGCTAACAATGCTAATGAAATACTAAGTGCTTGGTTTACCAACAATAATGTAAAGATAACACCCAATGGAATGATAGTTATTGAATCTTTTATCGGTAAATATATACCACCATACGACCAATCAATGGGCCAACACACTCTATATGTTGATGCTACTGGAAAAATATATCAGACTATAGGTGTTTTGTATAATAAACCATTTTTGGAAGATATAACGCAGTTATTTTGTGTTAAACCGTATATAAATAATAATAGCGATGAACGACTCAATACTCCCGCAATAGACGCATTTAATAGTTGGGACGCAGAAATAAGTAAGGCCGATATAGCAGAACGAACTGCCATGCGATATAATGAAACCCGTCCAGAAAATATAGCTCTTGTTGATTTATTGTCCGATATGGGTGATTCAGTGAAACATGTAGATAGCTCTACTGTAGAATTAAAAAGTGGAAAGGGTGAATATGTTGAAATATCTATGGATATATTGAATGACTATGTTAATCATATTATGAATGGTTCGCCAATTGGATCAACAATTGAATCAGCATCAATGGGAACAGCCGCCACTAGCGAATCGAATACTGCTTTAAAAGCAGCTGAAGCTTTAAAGAAATATGAATGTGATCCCAATAATATAACGGATGATGTACCAGACGATGAGAATGAAGCAGACAAAAAATTTGATAATCTAAATGATTCTATATTATATTGTAGCGATGAGAATAAAACACAATTACTTGATAAATGGTCAACTTATATTGATAATTTTGAAAAGAAATTTAATAAAAAACCACGAGGATTTACTATATCGAATGAATGCGTTAATTTGTTTGTAGGTGAAATGAATTACAATATTGTTCCAGATACAAAAGAAAAAGCTGAAGAGAAATTCGGCCAATATATAGAAATGATGAATAAAGATACTACAGATAATGGTGGTAAATGTGCCACTTCCATAGATGCTGCTTTAAAAATTTATATGGATAATATGAATAAAATGTATCCATCGGATCAATCTGAAACTACAAGTGTATCAGACGACAAAACTGATTCTAGTAGTGAGTCGGATGATCAATCTGTTTCTAGTAGTGAGTCAGACGAGTCGATGAATGAAGAAGAACAGCAGATGAATTTATCAAATGATCAATCGGATTCTACAAGTAGCCAACCATCAATAATTACAAGTGATGATATAACTGGCATTTTTACAAAAATAAAGGATAACCAAGAAAAGGATACTATATCTATGGTTAAATTTATAAAATTTTTAGTAAACGAAACAGACAACGACTCGATAATGGTTAGAAAGGCTATCGGATTTGACGAACCATTCACAATGACTGAATTGGTAAGTGGTAAAGATGCCTATGAATCAGATCTACCAAGCTTAGCCAAAAATTCTCAAATATTTAATTCTTTGTTTAAAACATATACAGAATTTGAAAATGAAAATAAGATGGGTGGTGCTGATAATGATTCTAATCAATCTAGTAATTTAACTGAAATAAATCAACAATTATTTGCCAAATTTATAAATTGCGGCCAGTATAGAAACAAGTCTGAAAATATATTTGATTGTAAAGCAGTTAAAATACCAAATCAATCAAGTACTGGTGAAAATGAAGGTGCTGATCAAGATCAAAGTCAAATTCAAATTCAAATTGACGGTGCTAATCCGACAACAGCTGAACCGAATAATAATATTGTACTAGAATTACATGAAAAAGAATACAATGACGAGTTTAAACGAGTAACAATTGATGTCCTTATACGCAAAGATGCTGCCAAAGATATAATGGTAAAAGATTATACCGGTAATTCAGCAATTGAAACTTTGGCAAATATCGCATCATCGCCAAATTAAAGTTATTATTTCATAAAATAAATAAAGTTGATTACTTTTTATTTAAATATAATCTTATAAAAAGTAATAAATTATGCTTGTTAGATTAATTCAACGGCTATACACATATATAACCAATATTCTTTCTCCGTATTTAAAATTTGGTGGCTCTAAATATATAGATCATGATGATGCTGACGAAGAATATGCTGACGAAGAATATGATGAAGAAACACATGATGATTATATTGATCAAAAATTTAATGGAAGTGCTAATATACTATTAACCAATAAACATAATCCATACGATTCTGCTGATGAATACGATGAATCGTATGATATGGTCTATGATATGGATAGAAGCTTATATAGTGACTTCTACAAAAAAAAGCCAAAGTATAATCCAATATTTACTTCTACTACTACACTTAAAAAATCACAGAGTTACATTATACCAAATAATTACTATTGTGGATATTGTTCGCGACATATTCGTGTACCAGAACATATGTATTATAATAAGGCATATTGTTCCATTTATTGTAGGAGTAACCAAATACAATTAGATGAATCGAGTTCTACACAAATTAGAGAACATCATAGTTTTAGTATGTAATATAAGTAAGAGTTCGCTGTATATTTAGACGAATTACACAAATGGCAAATATCGCATTGTAGCATTATCATACATGGTTACTTGAAATGTGGCATTAAGACCATCTACATAAACAGTATCGCCATTGGATATTTCATCACACCCATATTCACTAGTACAACTTTTTGATTTAAATGAAACCGGTAATTTTATTTGATTATTGCTGTCACTCATAGTGTAATATTGCCACTTGTCGCGTCCAACATATAATGGTCTACCCATTAATGGTAACAACATTTCTTGACCATTCATTCTTTTTAATAGCCCGAGTTGTCTGTAATTTGTATCTACCGCACGTGTATTTATATTAATTGGAATACCGCCGCGAACATCATTTGTCATAATAACACGCTCATCCTTAAGTGGTGGCGCATATGGATTCATCAAGACATCGTTTTGAACATTTGAAAATGAATAACTCGGTCTAGGGAATAATCCAAATAATGACGACACGTCGATACCTATGTTTGCTGTATTAGTTAGTCCACTGTTGGATTCCGCATTCGATATATTCATATTATTTTGTTGCTTCATACCATTAGAACCAAATTGTCTATTGTAGACGAAGTAAATAATGACAAATAAGGCAATAATCACAAATGTAAATGTAAAATTTTCAAAACAAATAACTCCTGGAGGACATCTGGACATGTTGTATTATATATTATAAATGAGATTTAATATATAATTATTTTGTTGGTTATAGTTTCTATATTATTCGTTATATTGTTAGATCAGTATGGTTAAACTCTCTTACTTTCCACCAAGCTTAGAAAGCATACCGTTAATACCTCCTAAATCTAGCTTGCTCATGAACGACTCGGCTGTTTTGATAAAGGGTTCCATTCCTTTAATGTTGTCCATTAAATTTTTTTGTTGGTTTAAAAGAGTTTCGGTTTGTCCAGTTAACGCCTTAATACCACCCTTTCCAATTGTTTTTTGGAGGTTATTGTACGCTTCCGCAAGATTTCCAGCATAATCTAATCTGGGTTTTTTTGTATTAGAATTGTTGGACATTGCTTCTGGTTCATTTTCTTCATCGTCTTCTTCGTCCTTTTCAGAATCAGCAACCATCATCGTACTCGCCTTTTTATCTTTATCTGATTTTTTAGCCATTTTTGCCTCCTTTTTATCTGCGTCTTTTTTGGGTGCCTCGCGGTTTGTTCTCATGCCCTCTTTCACATATCTGCCTCTGGTAGAAGTAAAAATAGAAGTCGAAACCATAGCAATAATAAGAACAATAATCATATTTTTACTAAAGTATGTGGACAAAAATCCGACTATTAGGAAAAACACAATCGCTTCTGTATTTTGAACTAGCAAATAGCCCATTAAATTTAATATAGCTACAGCAAATACAACGTATAACACGTTTTTATCATTTAATAATTTATCAACCTTTGGCATTACGAATTTCATTATTATATATATTTATAATAGAAAAAATTGAATGTGAATAATTATATTCGTCTAAATGAAACACAAAAAGGAATATGTCTAATTATAAATTAGCTATCATAGAACCATATCTTCCATTGAAACATGGAATTTTAAACAAGAAACATCAGTATTTATATGGGCATTACTTGGTGCTGGATACTATAAATTTGAACGAATTTTATAAAAAAATAGATAACCTAAATAGTGATGCCGAATATATAAATAAAATGTATAATGATAATCTCAATAAGCTCGAATATGAAATGAATAACCATAATCTTCATCCGATTATACGAAATTATCGAAATATAATTCGAGAATCAAATCAATTTACAATTCAAATTGTTAAACCGGTTACTATCTCTGTAGGAAATAATGAGTGGGATAAATACTCAGTTGCTATTAATAAAACGCATTGGATACGATTAATTCAACGCAAATGGAGAGAAATTCGAAAGAAAAGATTACAAAGTATGAAAAATTTGACCAATATGAAATATAGGGAATTACATGGAAATTGGCCGATGGAATGTAATATTAAATTTACACTTGGACTAATGTAAATTTACACGAATGATGATGTAAATTTACACGGTGACTATACTAATATATTACTACTACTATTACTACTATTTTTACTAATTATACATATGATTTAACGCTTATAATTTCCCTTTCTTCTAGATTTTTTTGTTCGTCTTCTACGGTCCTTTCCTCTGTGTCTAGATTTACCATATGTGTATCCGCCTTTTAGTGGTTCTCCGTTGGGGCCAACCGCATCTTTAAACATCGATCCCTCTTCGTCAGCACCAGCACCCGCACCAGCATCATCACCAGCATCCATCGCCTTTTCTACTAATAATGAAACATCCTTATCCAAACCAGTTATAGATGCGTTGAGGTCAGCAACATTACCAAGCCTTGTAATACTATCTTTAATTTTTTGTAAATTAGCCTTTTGTGTATCATCTGAACTTTTAATAATTTCCTTTATTCGGTTATTAATCGCTACACTTCCAGAGCGAATTTTATTCACATTCTCTCTTACGTCATTTATTTTTGCGCTCATACTGGCTATTAATTTTAACATCCCTTCAGTCTGATCAGTTTTACCTTTTGTAATTTCTTCTATATGAGTAGCAAGACTATTTAATCCAGACATTCTATCTAATATAGAATTGTATGATTCGGTTGCCATCGTTTTATATAATATTATTATATAAATATTTTACATATATTCAAACTTTTATATAAGTAAAATGGTTAACCTTTTCTGATAATATCAGCTAAACTTAGCCGTATTTTACGCATGTCATTCAATATGTCCTTTATTTTTTTCGCAAACACTTGATCGTTATTTACATTAAAATCATCTAAATTGTCAACTTCGCGTTGAGATAGTGCTATATTAGATATTATCTCAATTAACTGTTTCTCTTGGTCATCAAGTTTTTTATTGATTTTCTTTAATTTCTCTCTACTACCTTTTGTCATAGACTCCATATCATTTATTTTGGTTTGTTTACTCTCTAATAATTTCTCTATATCTCGAATGGATATGTCGCGACCAGAAGACATCTATCTATATTATAATTAGAATTTTATCTGAAACCCACCCATACTACTATGGTTCGGTTGTTTTTACTAAATCGTCTATTTCTTTTTTTAAAAATGATATTTCTTTTAGAATTTCTCTCTGTTCGTATTTTGATTCTTTCAATTTGGTATCAGTCATCTGAAGATCATTAGTTATGTTATCAATGTATTGGTTCAGAGTTTGAAAATAGGCAATCTGTTTATTCTTTTGAGAGATAATATGGTTATTATATTTTTCATAGTCAGCTAATACATCATTAAGAAGCACATTTTCTCTCGCAGTAGACTTCAATTGTTGCCGTTTAGCACATAACATTCGCTTCCTATTTTCGACTTCGGATTTTAATTGAAATATTTTATGATCTCTTAGAGCTAAATTCATATTACTATTATATATACCATTAGACTATTATTTATTTTATTTAACGCCTACATTAGAATGAACATTTAAAATAGGCATGTATATTGGAGTACTACATCGTGTAGGTATTATAGAATCAACATGTAGTCAATAATATATTTAATGAATATAAAAATCTATGCCTATAATATTTAGGATGTCTAAGCCAGTTATAGAACCATTGCTACAAGAAGACGATAACCGATATGTAATGTTTCCAATACAAGACCAATCTATATGGCAAATGTATAAAAAGCAAGTGGAATGCTTTTGGAGAGCAGAAGAGATTGATTTATCCAAAGATACGGCAGACTGGGATAGCTTACATAAAGATGAAAAGTATTTTATTTCTATGATTTTGGCGTTTTTTGCTGCGTCAGATGGAATTGTCTTGGAAAATTTGGCGGCGCGATTCATGGGCGAGGTTCAATTGTCAGAGGCGCGTGCCTTTTACGGGTTTCAAATAGCAATGGAGACGATTCACAGTGAATGTTATAGCTTATTGATTGATTCGTATATTAAAGATGGAACTGAGAAAACATTGCTCTTTAATGCGATTAATAATTTTCCTTGTATAAAGAAAAAAGCAGATTGGGCGATAAAATGGATTCACGACAAGCGAAGTTCATTTGCGACACGTCTAATTGCGTTTGCTTGTATAGAAGGAATATTCTTTTCGGGAGCATTTTGCTCTATATATTGGCTTAAAAAACGAGGACTCATGCCCGGACTCACATTTTCAAACGAATTGATCAGTCGCGATGAAGCACTCCACACTGAATTTGCTGTGCTATTGTATAGTAAATTGAATAAAAAGGTCACCAAAGCAAAAGTGGTTGAAATCATTAAAGAGGCGGTCGAGATTGAAAAAGAATTCATATGCGATGCGTTACCGTGTCGTCTCATTGGAATGAATAGTGAACTAATGTGTCAGTATATCGAATTTGTCGCAGACCGACTATCACTTCAACTTGGATACGATAAAATATACGACGCAAAGAATCCATTTGATTTTATGGAAATGATTAGTATAGAAGGAAAGACAAATTTCTTTGAAAAACGCGTGGCGGAATACGCACTGGCAGATAAAACAAAAAATGATGATATATTTGACCTAGATTGCGATTTTTAATTGTAAATAAGAGTGAAATTAATTATTATACTGCTAGTAATATTTGAAAAAGATAAAGAGTAAAATAAAAAGGGCATTGATATTTTTAGAAAAAACATCTAAAATGTTGTAAATCGTGTTTTTATTTTTATGTGATAATAGATATGCTATGCCATATCCAGACCATACTATAAAATTAAACCAAAACAGAAATTTGTTTACTGATTCTTCTTGAACGAATGTAATATATATATAATAAAATACGTAAAATAATAATAACGTACCAGATACAAATCCAAATGCCTTGCTAATTACATTTAATTCACCAAGATATCCTAAAATTAACATAAGAGAATTTGATATGATTATTTTAGTTAGTATGTTACTATTACCATTATAAATACTTACCAAAGATAAGTCTTCGGTCGGAAGAAAATTATTTTTGTTATAAATATATATCATAAAACATATGAGAGAAAATAGCATAATTGGTGTAGTAAAAAACCAGTCATAATATCGTACAATCGATATATCTATTTTTATATTGCTGAAATTAAACACGAGCCATAAATAAAACGAAAACTGAATAATCTGTACGACTGTTTCTAATACCAATAGTTCATATAAGATTTGATCTTCATTATTTATTTTGATAAATGTACCTAGTAAACATATAATCGCAATAATAAATTGAACAAATAGTGAATAATATGCCGACGTATAAATATTTTGGTTCATATACAATAAAATAACATTATAATTTCTTTGAAAAACGCGTAGCTGAATACACAATGTGGAAGATAAAACTAAAAATGATGATATATTTGACCTAGATTGCGATTTTTAGTTATATCCAACAACCAACTTTTTAGAATATTTTAATAATTAATACTTTTAACGAATAATATAAAATTTAAATTATAATTAATTTTATATTAATGTGTGGAATATCTGTCATATTATGTAAAAATAATGAGTTAGATGGTATATTATTATTGCTCCAAAGTTTAGCCATATTACAAAATCGAGGATACGATTCATTTGGATCATCATCTATAATAGACAATGTGTTTAATATAAATAAAGTAGCATGTATTAATGATACTATAAATTTCAAAGATTTTGAAAATCAGATTCAACATATTAAAACCAATATAACTATGGGACATACACGATGGGCAACACATGGTATTATATCGAATGATAACGCTCATCCTCATATTTCGAATTCAAAACAAATTACATTGGTTCACAATGGTATAATTGAAAATTACAAAGAGTTGAAACATTTTCTAATAGAACATGGATACGTATTTTATTCAGAAACGGATAGTGAAGTTATTGTAAATCTAATAGATTATTATTATGTAAAAGAGAGTAAAAACATCGAGGAATCCATAAAAACTGCTGCTACTATGTTATCTGGTACATACGGTCTAGCTATTCAATGTATTAACAACCCAAACAATACATATTTATTACGGTTTGGCTCACCCATGTTGGTTGGAGAAAATGATACACATATAATAGCTACGTCCGAATCTTCCGGATTTGTCAATCAGATGAAACATTATTATTCATTAAAAAACAACGATTTAGTTATTCTATCAAGTATAGATGGTATAAAAACTAGCGAAGAATATAAAAAAATAATATGTAAGGAACAAAATTTAACCTTAACTCCCTATCCATACAAACATTGGACTGAAAAAGAGATTTACGAACAAAAAGATTCACTATTACGTGCTACTAATTATGGTGGAAGAATACATAATAATTCAATAAAATTAGGAGGTGTTGATTATTTAATACCACATTTAAATGATATTGAAAATATAATTCTACTCGGATGTGGTACAAGTTTACATGTTTGTCAAATCGCATCCATTTATTTTAAACAGAACAAGTGTATTAACAATATAAATTATTATGATGCGGCAGAATTCTCGATACAAGATTTGCCTTTACATGGAAAATCATTAATAATAATGTGTAGTCAATCGGGTGAGACAATGGATTTACATCGTGTTTTAAAAATACTAGAAAACAACGATAAATGTATTACAATGGGTGTTATTAACGTGGTCGATTCTTTAATAGCCAGAGAGGTTGATTGTGGTATTTATATGAACTCTGGAAGAGAAGTAGCAGTGGCTTCAACCAAGTCATTTACAAACTCTCTTCTAATTTTGTATATGTTTTCATTATGGATTTATAAACATAAACAGAATACAATTATTAAAGAAAAAAATATAGAATCCATTCGAACATGTATCGAACAAGTTGGATATATAAATGAAAATATAAGTACACTAGTAGAAGATTCGCACATTAATTTAATAAATAAAGAAAATGTATTCGTGTTAGGAAAGGGTAAAATGGAATTTATCGCAAAAGAGATTTCATTAAAGTTTAAAGAAATTTGTTATATTCATGCGGAAGGTTATTCTGGTTCCGCATTAAAACATGGTCCTTTTGCTTTATTGACACCACATTTCCCAGTAATTTTATTAATAGATTCTGATAATAAGGATAAGATGTTAAACGTGTATAAAGAAATTGAGAGTAGAGGGGCAGATATATTGGTTATTAGTGAACTTAAGTCGTTGAATATTCCTAATGTTATTGTTATCCCAGTAAATAAACATTTACAAGATATATTATTTATCGTCATTCTACAACACATAGCATATAGATTATCTATATTGAGAAATATAAATCCAGATACGCCTAGAAATTTGGCAAAGGTTGTTACAGTTGAATAAATAGTTAAGTGTGTGTAGTAAAGTATAGTATAATATTATATTTGAATATTATATTATATTTGAATATAATATTATATTTGAATATAAACCTATTTATATATAAATGAACATACATGTTATTTAAATACAAATATGATATTTCAATTGTGATGGGGTATTACAATCGAAAACCTCAAACAATAAATACATTGAATTATTTTAACAAATATACAGATTATAAATTTGAAGTTATTATAGTCGATGATAATAGCATACCAGAACATCAATTAGATGATATTATAAAGAATTATACGTTTCCTATAAAATATATAAAAATTACAGCGGAAGAAAAAGGTAAGCGCATAAATCCATGTGTTACATATAATAAGGGATTTAAAGAGGCAGAAGGAGAGCGTGTTATTATTCAAAATCCGGAATGTATTCATACTGGAAATATATTGGGATACGTTAAAACAAATTTAACATACGATGATTATATAGCATTTTCGTGTTATAATTGTAGTTCTTATGAATTAACACAAGAATTATTGAATAATATATCATTAATTAACAATCCAGCATTTCATAGGAGAAATAAATTCACCTGGTATAATCATCCTATTTTTAGACCAGTTCATTATCATTTTTGTGCGGCTATTATGAATGACAATTTAAAATTATTAGGTGGATTTAATGAAGAATTCGCAAAAGGTCATAGTTACGACGACAATGAAATATTATTATCAATCAAGCAAAATCTAAATTTAAACATTAAGTCTATTGATCCAAACGAAGGAGGATTTGTTATTCATCAATGGCATCCTAGAGATGCGGAATCAAAATTTACCCAACAAGAGTTTAATAATATGGTAAATCATAATAAAAATTTATATGAAACATATGTAATCGAACATAGTAAATATAATTTTCTATTTCCAAAATTATTACACTTATATTGGGATGGTTCACCATTGTCATATTTGAATTTACTAACTGTATTATCATTCAATAAGTATCACATTGGATGGAAAATAAATGTATTTTGTCCAATAAAGAGAAATGAACACATTAGTTGGACTACACATGAACAAAAAAAGAAATATGTTGGTACTGATTATTTTAATGAATTAAAAAAAATACAAAACGTTAATATTCATTATATAGACACGGATTTATTGCCATTTGAACATAAGGATGCTTCAGAAGTTATAAAGAGTGATTATTTTAGACTGTATATGTTAAACCGATTTGGTGGTTTATGGAGCGATTTTGATATAATATATACGAGTAACATTGAAAAATATTATTCAGATAAAAATTTGAATACCTCCAAAAATATGATATTATATAGATATGAATGGAAAGAAGCAAATAGAAACATATACCCGGTTGGATTGTTTTTAAGCAAAAAATCTAATAGCATCTTAGGCACCATACTAAAATACATTAATTTGTTTTATGACAAGACAAATTATCAATGTTTAGGATGTAGTATGTTTCATATGATATTCAATAATTACAATCTATACCCAAATATGAAAACTGTATTTACACAAATGAATCTTAGAGAGTTACATATAGATGACGCAGATTGTTATCTCAAAGTAAAATGGAATCAATTAGATACGTTTTATAAGAATAAAGATATACCAACTTCTCTATATGAACAAGATAGTAATATAATTGGAGTCCATTGGTTTAATGGTGCTGATGCGTCAAAAGAATATTGTAATAATTTAGATTTGGACATATTAAAAAACAGTGAAGCGTCGTGTTTGATAGATAAATTTGTAAAACAATATATTATCTAATATTTCAAATTATGGTAAATAACATTTTAGTTTTTTAATATAAAAACATAAAATGTTATTAGATAATATGACTATTTATATTTTTGGATCGACTGGTATGTTAGGCAGTTATATAAATAGTTATTTAAAACAACATGGGAAAGAAGTAGTTAGTATTACCAGAACAGACTTAGATATTTCATCCGTTACATATGAAAAATTAGAATTATTATTTAACAAATATACAATAATTGAATCCGATATAATAATTAACTGTATTGGTATTATACCCCAATCAAAAAATATCAACGACACGAGTAATCGCAATTATTTCCTAATCAATTCTTTATTTCCAAATATGCTAAGTACGTTTGCCTCGATGAATAAATTGAAATTTATACATATTACAACTGATTGTGTGTTTTCTGGATCGACTGGTAATTATACCGAACTAGATGACCACGATGAAACTAATAATTATGGTGTTTCCAAATCACTTGGAGAGTTGGGATACAAGTCTACTATTATTAGAACATCCATTATTGGAGAGGAATTAAAAAACAAATATTCATTATTAGAATGGGTAAAAAAACATAATAATACAAGTTTAACTGGATATACAAATCATCATTGGAACGGCGTTACATGTTTACAATTATCAAAAATAATAAATAAAATGATTGATGAAAATATTTGGTGGTTCGGTGTTAGACATATATATTCACCAACTTCTGTTACAAAATATGAACTTGTCAAAATGATTAATGATATATATAATTTGAATAATAGAGTCGATATGCTAGAAACAGAAACTACTGTAAATAAAACATTGAATAGTATATATCACATTAATGGTACATTTAATATACCAGAATTGAAAATACAAATAGAAGAACTGAAATCATTTTCGCTTTAGTATGTAAACAACATAGTATATCATGTAAGTATCATAATATTTATATTAAACTATATAAATATTACTGCGTATTGTTAAATACAACATGAAAACCGTAATGACTGTTTCTGGGATCCGTCCCGATTTTATTCGCATGTCTGCTATTTTTAAAAAATTAGACGAAGACCCAAGTATAAAACACGTATTGGTTCATACTGGACAACATTATGACGAGCTATTATCTGGTGTATTTTTCAAAGAATTAGAAATCAGAAAACCAGATTATATTTTAAATACTGGAAAACAAGGTGGCACACATTATCATCAGTTAAGTTACTTGTCGATAGCTATAATGGAATTAATTAGAATAGAAGATATTAAGCCAGATATTATATTATTCTTAGGAGACTCTAACACAGTATGTGCTGCACTACCATTAAGAAAAGAAGGGTATACTATTGGACATATTGAAGCTGGAATGAGGTCATTCGATAAACGAATGTTAGAAGAAATTAATAGAACTGTTTGTGACCATTGTAGCCATATTCATTTTGTATATCACGACGAATATAAGAAATTTCTACACAACGAAAACATAAAGGATAACGTACATGTTATCGGAAATACTATTGTAGAGGTATGTAGACCATTTATTCCAAATGAAAATAAACGTAATGATATGATTTTACTTGATATTCATAGACCCGAAAATTTTAAATATAAGCATAGAATGGAACATATTATTAAATACGCAAATTCATGTATTAAACGATTTGGATTGCCCATTAAAATGTTGAACTTTGGTAGAACTACAAAATATTTGGAAGAGTATGGAATCGACCTAGGTGGTGTAGAAATGGTAGATCTAATGGCGTATAAACAATATTTAAATACCATTTATCATTGTCGTTTTATTATTTCTGATAGTGGAACCGCACAAGAGGAACCAGCTATTTTTAATACTCCAGTTATTGTACCCAGAGATTTCACTGAACGTCCGCAATCCGTAGAAGCGAATTGTAGCTATATGTTAGATGTTAATAGTGATTCAAAATTTGAAGATAGTTGGGATTGGTTGTCTAAGATTGAAAATAAAGAATTAACCATGGATGTAAAATGGTTAGGCGATGGAAATACTAGCGAATTAGTTGTTAGTCAATTAAAAGAATTTTTAGCTTAGTATTTTGTGCGAACTTAAATCTTCACTGGTATATATTTTCTCTCTATAAAATATAATTGGAAACATTTTGATATATTCCTCTATTTTTTCAGGAGCATTATTATTATCGTGTATGTTAATTAATTTACTAGAACCTAAGTAACCATTACGATTAAATAAATCGGTATTATTTTGTAAAACATTTTTTATATGTTCCTTATTGTTATATTGTTTAATTATATCGTGTTCGGCGATTACTTGAAATTTATCAGAAACTCTGTCTTCGCCACCCATCCATGAGTAATGCCAACCACCATTAATATAACATGGTAAACTTGTACGTCGATTTCGTATAGTTTGTATTATATCAGGGGATGTTATTGACTTTTTTTTTAAAAAGAAACTACCTTGCCATAATTGTTCTTTTAAATTATTAACATAATAGTAAAATAATTTATGATTTATACCAATGATATTATATCTGTCTATATTACTATGTACAGTCGATAATACCAATGGATCATAAATCTCGTCTAGGTCTGAAATAGCGATTATATCATCCTCTTTCGCATCTACAATACCAGTAACTAGATGCTTCCTTTGCCAATTTTCATTATGCCAATTATTCCAACTATCCTTATTGTTTTTATCTAATGTAAAGTCTCCTTCAAATGGTAATTTATCTACCGGAATAAATATAATTTTATCCATAAACTTCTGATACATTTGTTTGTTTTGTATAAATACAAACTCTTCTTTAATGACATTTTTACTATGACTTTCTTTAGATTCGCATATTATAAATTTATCTACATAATTGTATAAAATATCTAACCGCATATACAATAATTCGGTTTCATTCCAAAACATAAAACAATCATATATAGCCATTTATACTTAAATATATTAAATGTTTAAATTTAAATACATTTAATATATTTAAGTATAAATGGCTATATCATACGTCTGTTTAATTTACAAGAGTACTAAGTGGTTAAAATTTGTATATGAACAATTTCATAAACATACCAAACTAAAAGATGGTGATGAATTTTATTTTGTTGCCAACGATGCGTATCCAGAAGTATTAGATTATTTAAATAAGAATCCTCATATCAAACATTATATACATGAAAATACAGAAGAACAAAAAAAAGAGTGGTATATTAATAATGTATATCGCGCATGGAATACAGCCGCAAAAAAAGCAAATGGTGAATATGTCGTTTTTTTGAATAGTGATTTTGCCTTTTCACCAAACTGGGAAACAAATCTATTTAAACATATTACTAATAATACGTGTGTATGTAGTCGTTTAGTTGAAAGAGGGATATTAAGAAGTGGTACATATGGTATAGAGCGTAATTTTGGGAATAATCATAGTGATTATAACGAAGAAGCTTTTTTAAAGTATGTTAACGAAATTAAAGAAGATAAAATTGAAAAAGGTGGGTTATTTATGCCATTATTAATAAAAAAGAAACATTTAGAAATGATTGGATATTACCCTGAAGGAAATATTACAAGAAATAGTGATATTTTTAAACCGACTATAGCAATAAAAGGACAGCCCGTTATTCCTGGAGATTTAGTACTAATGGAAAAATTAAGAAGAATAAATGTTCATCATCACACAGTATTTGATAGTATTGTATATCATTTTCAAGAAGGAGAAATGAGGGAATAGTGTAAACAAGTTCAGTATTGATAATTTATATCGATTCAATTAATTGTATATATTTATTTATAACTATATTATCAGAAAAATTGGATTTTGCGTAATCTTGTTGTTGTTTTGCAATTGATATTCGATATTTTAAATCTGTTTTCAATTTATTTAAAATAATTGTATATTTTGAAATCATAATGTCTTTTTCCTCTTTATTTATATACATATCAGGAGTTGTTATATAAAATTCTTTATGTGCTTGTGGCCAATTATGAAATCCGTCGTGACTAATAGTCGGTATTCCACGAATAAAACTTTCTGCTATAGAATTACCAAACGTTTCGCCAATTGAGTTAGAATGTACGTGAATATCAAAAGTATTATATATTGTATCCAGATGTTTTGTATCAATCGTAGGGTTTAAAAATATTATGTTCTTAATATTTAATTTTTTACTATCAGTTATTGCTTCTTGTGATGGATTTAGATATAAAAATACAGTATTTTCATCTTCAATATTTTTATAAGCCTTCAAATTGATATCGCAATAAATATCACAATCACCTCTTGCCACTCTTCCTACAACAAATTTGTTATTTAAGTTTAATTCAATCCTTAAATTGTCGTTAGTACTTGAGTAAGAAATCGGGTTAGGAATAATTACACGTGGAACATGATTAATACATCGATAATTAACTAATGAAATAGATGGAAATATTCTTAAATCTGCTTTTGTTTTTAAGGCACCATGAAAATTTATTTCTATTATTTTAAATTTAAAACTTGTTATTTCAAAATTAGGCAACAACCATAATTCATCACCTCCTCTATGAACAAATAATATATCTAAATTATAATTATTAAATTCATTAACTGATTGTATCTTAATAGGATTAGAATAGTCAAGATAATTATTATATCTTGATGGTTTATTTTGTTTAGGTAAAGAATAGTCATTATAGAAAATAATAAAATTTGTATTCCCATAATGTTTCATTAAATTTTTTGTTAATGTATAACTTGTATTATCTGCACCACCTAAACCAAAAGAAGTAAAAAACCCTACTTTTTTCATATATAATTTACATAATATAATATTTATCTTTAAACCAGCTTAAATATTATGGTTTGTATATCTTATAATATGTCAGTAACATATAAAAATATAGGGCCTGGAACAGGTTTTCATAATTGGATTACCAAAAATACAGAAAAATCTACACATTTAATAGAATTTGGAGCAGGTTTTTTTACTAATTTGAAATATGTACCACTTCCAAAAGAGAAAAAAATAGGTATAGAAATCTATAAACCATATATTGATAATGCAAAATATAATGATTGTATTATGATAGAAGGTGATGTTCATAATTATAGAACTTTAGTGGATAATTCTTTATTTGATACTTGTATGTATTGCGACGTTTTAGAACATTTTGACAAAGAAGATGCGATTAAATTGATAAATATGAATAAATTGGATTTCAATAAAATATTACTAATGGTTCCAGAAGATGAACATCCACAGCATGAAGATGTAACTGGTTATGAAGGACATATATATCAGACGCATCGTTCGACGTGGTTTATTGAAGACATAAAAAATCTAGGTTTTCAAAATATTGTATATGATCGAACATTTACACAACCACAAAAAGGAGATGGTATAATAACAGGCGGTTGTATATTTGCTATATGGAACAAACCAAATTAGACCGACTAAATATACTATATATATAATAAAAATATTTATATAATTTTTATTATATTGTGTCAAAAACGGTAGTTTACATCTTCAAATATTCAATCCTTGATTATTCCCCAATCGTCATTTTTTACATATGGTTCATTTTTCATATATAAATTATAATTTGTAGTTGGTGGTAAATTATGTACTATTTCGTGATCAACATGAATCGCATTTACATTATCATAATAAATAAAATTATCTATATGACTTTTTAATCTATCTAAAAATTCTGTATCATCATAACCTGTTCCATATCTATATTTTTCATTAAATCCAGATAATTCAAAGAATGTTTTTCTTGTAATAACAGATAAAAAATTTAAATGTGTTTTTCTAAAAACACTATGTAAGTACCAAGAACCATATTTATTATTAAATGTATTACTATTTACATTTGTAGTCATTTTCTCTTTGTTATCATGATTAATATTAAAATTATTATTAATTATATTATCTGTTAGATTTTTATCAGTTGAACAAAATACAGATAGTAATATATAAGTTGAATCGTTTATTTCTTCAAAATTATTTGTAATTTCAAACATATTTGATGTATGAAATGTTTCAGGACTACTTAAAATTAATATTTCACCCGAAGAGTGTTTTACTCCAACGTTATACGGATAACAGGGGTTTACTTCGTTTTTTTTCTTATCAACATTTGACCCTAATTCTATTAATTTAATATTTAACATTTTAAACTTATTTACTAATTCATTTAATCTATGGTTTTCACTACTCCTATCATCAACAATTATAATTTCAAAATCATTGCGATTTTGATAAAAATGTACAAAACTAGTTAATGTTGTATTAATTAAGTTTTTTCTGTTATAATATGGAAGTATAATAGAATATTTAATCATTAATTATATTAGTAAAGGATTATTTAAATACTATTTTATATAATATTATATAATATGTCAAAAATTATATTAGTTAACGATTATTTACATGGTTTAATGGGAGAACGTGTTTTATGGGATTTTATGCTTGAAGGTATACCAAATTTGATAAAGATTGATATCGATGTTATAAAACAAGATATTAGAATACAAAACATGAATATTTCATTTGAACAAAAAGTTAGCTTATATATTGAAAAATATCATTCAGATTATAAAGCAATTATTCAAAATGGTTCATGGTTTTCGTTAATACCATCTTCAAAACCCAGAATAGCTTTAATACAAGATAATTTGCGAAAAATGGGTCGCCGTTCTCATATTCAAGAGAATAATTTTAAAAATGCCGATTACATTGTAACTAACAGTAATGAAGTAGATAATTATTATAATCAGAGACAAACTATACAAATACCATTAGGTGTTGATAATAAATTGTTTGCCGTTCTAGATAAAAATGAAATGCGTAAAAAATATAAAATTAACGTTGATAAATATAAGTATGTTGGTATATTTGTTGGTGCTATGAATGAAGTAAAGGGTTGGTCAAGAGTTAATAATATTATAAATAGTCATTTAGATACTTTTTGGATTATTGTGTCAAAACATAAAGAGACAATTCAAATACCAAACGGAATCGTATATAACAAAGTAAATCAAACTCAATTATGTGAATTATACAATTGCGCAGATTTTTTTATAATAGGCTCCCCATCAGAAACACAATGTCTTGCTGCGATTGAATGCTGTTTGTGTAATGTACCGATTATAATGAGAGATACTGGATTTGTAACTAATTTATCGATTGATGAAAAAAATGAAATTGGTATTATTGGCGATAATTTGGAAGAAGCAGTATATACTATTAAAAATAATAAAAATCAGTATAGACCTAGAAACATTGTATTAAAGTATTATTCTATTGATGAAATGTGTAATAAATGGATTAAATTTTTAGATACGATTTGTTAAACCCTATAAACCTCTTTATATTTTTCTGGGTCGCATCGCATCATTCTAATTTTATCTTTTTCTTCGTCGTCTGGGTCATCTGGTCTTTTCACGAAGAATGCCTTCTCCTTTTTATTTAAGTCAGCATATTGTTCACTTACATAAGACAATGTTACAAAGATGCGTTTCTCTCCATTTTTACAAATAACTGGACTCGGATTTCCGTGCCAAGCATAATCATTACACTCAAACAATACCAAAGTATTAAATGCTGGTAAGATTTTATCACAACAATTGACTATCTTTGCTTCCATATTACTCGCATTCTCTCCAGACCAAATCTCTAAATGACCACCATTTTCTTCCTTCCAGTCTGTACTTAAATAAATACCAACAGTTATTTGTTTCTTTTGCTTCGTTTTTGGATGTAATCCGGCATCTACATGAATATCCAAATGGTCACCATCATCATATTTATGTATACCCCACCAATTTTTAGTTGGGTCGTTTTTAATCTCGTATCCCATAATACTTGATAAATAATTGACAAACTCATTGCTTGTTAACATAGTAAATAATTTGTTACATTCAGTTGGCATATTTTCTTTGTTTCTAAGAGTATATTTATGTTCTAATGGATTTTCATATCTGTCCCATTCATCGTTTGGAATATTTAAAATTTCTGTTTGAATTTGCTTAGCAAATGTTTCTTCTAGTACGTTTTCCATTTTTAAATAAGGAAATGGTTTTGTTTTTTTAAATGAAATAGGATCTACATTAAAGTTCAAAATTTGGCTATCTGGTAATTGTATTAAATTAAGTTCATGTAAATATTGTTTCAATTCAAACTTAGTTAGAGGATTAATTTTACTGTTATAATCTTGAACTTCGCAATTAGAAATAACATCTTTATATGGTGGTTTAATAAACATATATTCGGTTACCTCGTCTCGTATTAATCTGAGTGATTGAGTCTCATTAATTAACGACTCTAACATTTTTTCACCTGGTCTTAATGGTATTTTTTTAATTGGTTTATTATACAACTCTGAAAATATTTCCAATAGATCTTTTATATTACATGAAACCAATTTTGGTATAACAATATCGCCGCTTTCACCATTGATAATTGCTTGTTCTATTAACAATACGCTTTGCTCTAATGTCATAACAAATCTGGTCATTCTATCATCCGTTAATTTAAAATGAGATACGTCTGGATTCTTTCCAAGCTCATGTAACATTGGAATAATACTACCACGCGAGTTTAATACATTACCATATCTTACTGAAACAAATTTAATAGTATCAATGTATTTTGACTTCTCAACTAATAATGACTCAGAAATTGCTTTTGACATACCATAAATATTTACTGGACTACATGCCTTATCCGTGCTAATAAAACAACAACATTCTAAGTTCGTTAAATCATTTTTAAAATTTTCAATCAAATTTACTAGATTTTGGGGTCCTACAATGTTTGTATTTAAACATTCGTTACTCTCGAATTCACATTTATCAATATGTTTCATAGCAGCCGCATTTATAATCAAATGAAAATTATGTCTTAAGATTGTTTGTTGCATCTTATCCTTGTCACAAACATTCCCTATGATAAATTTCAAGTTTGGGTGATTGTTGTATTGTAACTGCATTGTCCAATGTTTACACTCATCGCGTGAATATACATAAATTTCATTATTTTCTATGTGTTTTTTGATAAACGCATTACCAAGTGAACCAGACCCACCTATTAGCAATATCTTCTTGTTACCTATATTCATCATCTATAAATATATATTATTTATTATTTATATTATTTACATTATACTTTTGTCTGTTATCTTATCTTTTAACATTAAATAATCTTCCCATTTTTAAAATAGACATTGGATTAGTTGTTGTTATTGAATTAGAATTATTATTTCCGTTATTTTGTTTCGCTCTGTTATTTCTTCCAAATACATCGCTTCCATTTATTTTATTATATCCATATCGCTCTTGATGCGTTAATCTTATTTGACCACTATTAGGATCTGTTATATTATGAATTTCAAACTTTATCTCAGATGGACTTGTCTCTGTTAAAAAACTGGAAACATTTATATATTCATCTTCTAATTTCCAATTTATATTCCGTATAGAATTCAATCCATGTGGATAATTATTATTTAAAAATCCAGCCACCTCCTTTTTATTTATCAATTTGCTGATGCCATCTACAAATTGTAATATCGCACGAGAACCTATAGGATAAAATGTTGATCTGTCGATTATTAAATTGGAAGACAATACACGCTGTTGTATCATATTGTCTTCCATTGACCAACCCCATAAATTTGGAAATCCATTTATTCGCTCAAAATCTGCCCCCATAATTGAAAATATCCCTCCTAAAGCAAATTGATATCCATAAAAATGTTTCACAACTCCATTGACTGTTTCATATGGCAAAAGATTCTTATTATATGGTAATGTATCTACATCGTGAAATACAAACGTAATATTTTTGTATTCGGTCGGATATTTTTCACGCATTGCTAAAAACCCAATATTTTTCATGGCGCCTCGGTTAAACGGCAAATCATTACACTGATGTGAAAAATATATTTCATAATCCTCTTTTTTATAATCCTCCATTATAAATTCCATATATTTCATGAAAAATTGCTTGTGTTCCTTTCTATCTCTATACGGCACAATAAAAATAATTTTAGGTGGAGATGACATTATAGATAAAAAATATTTTTTATATATAATATAACCGAATTCAAATTATTATTTTATTTACGTTTATATTTATTCGTAATTTTTTCACATTTTTCACTTTTACGAATATTTATCTAAAATTGCCTTTGGAATTAATTTATCTTGAATACCTTCCAACTTTTTATAACATTTATTTATTGTCACTTCGCTTATTTCACTTACCTTATTTATGTCGTGCTTTGACAAATTTAATTTACAAGTTTGTCCAATAAAATACACGATTCCGGCCGCTATACTGTGTGGCGTGTTTTCGGGAATCATATTATTTTTCTGTATTCTCATAGCAATAAATTTACAGCATTTTGTCAATTCTTGATTAATATTCAATTTACTACAATATCTATCAATAAAATCTTCCGGTTTTGTCCTACATAGTGAAGTCTTGTCTGTATTTATCATATCACATTCTATTTCATTAATAATCGTAATCGCATTTTTACATCCCTTGGTAGCACTCGTATTATCCAAATTGAATATCGTAGCTATTTCCTTCGCAGTTCTAGGACAGTCATTTGTTCTACATGAAATGTAAATAGAAGCCGCTATAATGCCATCGCGATTTAATCCCCTAAATGTCTTGTGTTCTGAAATCTTTTTATGATATCTCAATGCTTCGTCGATAATTATCTTTGGAATACCAGCATTATGTGCTATTATAGTAATCCGCTGAAACTCGTCGTATTGAGACTTTTCTTTGTATGGCATCGATTGCCATTCGGTATATCTTCGTATCTTTCTCATCTCATAAGATGTTGCCCCTTGGCAAATAACTTTACATCCATATGACGACTCTTTTAATAGAGGATTTACGGGCATGCCGCATCTGGTCGGATCAGAATTTTGATTATCGTCTGCCCCATAATATCGCCATTCAGCAGATTGATCCAACATGTCTTTATAAATAACACTGCATTTAGGATTTGAACATGCCAAAAATCCGTCTTCCGTCATCCGCACAGATGAATTACATATATCGCATTTTTCTCTTTCCCCTTCATTTCGATATATACATTCAATTGGGTCTTTATCTATAAAATTATTCTCGATTTGCGCCCATAAATCCTTTTTAGATTTAGTCGACTTATTTTTCTTAGTTAGACGTTCGCTCATTTAATAATTGAAATATTTTGTTATTGGTTTTTAAATTCAATTTTATTTTCTATTATTTTATATTTATCTAACATATATGGGTGCCGGACAATCTACTTCTCAAATGCCACAAAAAAAAACATTATCATCCACCATTGATTATTTGGCAGCAAATTATATATTGACCAGCAATTTTCAAGACTTAAAAAATTTGACTGACCCGCAATATTGTAAAAATTTGGTTATTTTAACGTCTGATGTTATCTCACGCTATTTATCTCAAACGGAATTAGATTATTTAAAACAACGTATGGAAGGTGGTGTTGAAACGCTGAAAATGACTGAAACCCCCGAAAAAGTTGCCTATTTTAATAAAAACAGTTTAGATAAAATGGATGTTAAGAGTGAATTAAAAAAGAAACGAATGTGTATTGGTGTTGCTAAATATTATGTTCAAATATTCCACGTATTTAATGCTATAGCGCATACGATTAACCCGGTTTATACATGGAAGGATAAATTTGGTTCTACGGTTACAGTTGATTATGAACATCGCAATCAAGTTCCCAGTGATATTCAACCTACTATTTCTAAAGTAAATTTATGTAGCTCTAGAATTAATGCCCTTCTGAAAGACAAGACAATGTTAGATGTTACATCGCCCAGTCAAACGATTGATATTAAATCCGGGTTCTGTGGATTAAATTCAAATAGTGACGGATCGTCAAAATCACTTACCTCTGAACCGGGAATTCCCGAATTGGAAACATTATATTACGATGTATATGACTATACTATTGGTAAATTTACAACTATGTCGGATGAAATGAAAGCACAATATAACACAGATTTACAAACTTTTTATACTCTTTTTACTGGAAAAAAGGAACTACCCGCGGGAATTACTAAATTTGGTCAAATTCCTCTTCGAAATTATAATACGATCAATCAATGTAAAACGAATGGGGCGTTTACAAAATCCTACAGCGGCACTCTAAAAGATAAGTTGTTTAAGGAATATGTAGACAATCTAAAATTAATGATGAAAAACACGGAAGACAATCAGAATGCCCTATTGGCCATCATTGATCAATTGTTTGTCTTTATTAAAGATCCGCAAAATCCTACTAAAAAATTAATCGTCATTAACCCTAAATTAACTAATAAATTGTTGTCCAAGCTTGTAGTTGATTCTAGAGTTGGTATTTTGAAATTATATACTACATGTGAGGCTGATTTCTATAAGGGACTACAAATTTTCGAAGCCCTTGTAGAGAAACAAATAATTGACACTTCCACTGCCCAAATTAAAAAATTACAGCAAAATGTGGAGGAAACTATATCACTCGATTCTGCGGACGTAGCTGCTCCTATAGTAACTGCTGCTGTAGCTGCTGCTGAGGCTGAAGCTCCAATTATAACTGCCGAACCTATGGCTGAACCGCCCAAAGATCCCGCTAACCCCATTGTAGCTGCTCAACCACCAGCTATTCCAGTCGAAGCTCCTATAGCTCCCACTAACCAAGTCGAAGCTCCTATAGCTCCCGCTAACCCAGCTATTCCGACAGAGGCACCACCAGCTATTCCAGTCGAAGCTCCTATAGCTCCCACTAACCAAGTTGTACCTCCAGCTATTCCGACAGAGGAACCGACTGTTGAAGCTCCCAAAGCTGCCGAACCTCCAGCTAAACCAGTTGTAACTTTTAGTAATAAGGATTATGAAAATAAAATTATGGGACAGAGTATGAATCAACCCAAAGAGTCAAATACATTTGGTCTATAACCTATGTAAAATATTTACATAATATCGAATATCCATATCGATCACCCATATACATTTTTAATATCACTAGTTAAATATGTATTCTTTCCAATTGCCCGAATAATTTTACCGGTTTCTTTCGTATCATTCTCAATATCCGTCATCGAATGACAAATCAATGTAGTCAATTTTGTTTGAATATTATCGTCTTTTTCCCAACCGTCATTCATATCTTTCCATTTGTTTATCATAGTTCGCTGTTTACAAGCCAATTTGCGTATTCCAGTAATAATTTTTACTAATTCAGTGTCCTTTTCCCATACATCATCTTCTTTTACATATAATATTTTTCTATTTGCGTCTGTACAATGAATAGGACGCTCAAGTACATCTAATTGACTTAGCCCATTTACAACCATATTTGTAATTGTCTTAGTAAGTCCATTTTCAATAGTATTATCATATGTTTCAGCTGTAATAGGTAACGTATTGATAAAATCAGTCAGATTCATCGCATTTTTACAATGTTCGTTTAGAAACATTTGAATATTAAAATTCTGCGTATTATGAATATTTGTAGTATTATGCGAATTATTAACTCCTTGAATATGAGGTATCAAATCTAGAAAATTCTTTTGCATTTGTAATTGAACATCTTGATTTTCTTTTACCAATAATAAAACCAACTCTTTTATGTCCACATTTTTTATTGAGTTTATTGTTAAATCACTTGATATAGCTGATGTGGTCAAATGTTGCACGGTGCTTGAACCATCGTGCGATGATGTATAAATAGTGGGATCTAGTGGGGATATTATGCTATTTACCCCACTTATAGATGGGTTATTAGTGGGAACCGTAGTGGGACATTTCTGTTTATGATACCATAAACTGTTTCTTGCTGAATACCCTTTGCCACAGCAACACATAAATGGTTTGCCGAGATTCGCCGAGTTTTGTTCTATGTTTTGTTCTAAAACGTTCAATTTTGTTCTATATTGGTGTTTGCGTGTTAAATTGTGTTTATCCATGTCACTGATATAATAGCATGTATAGTCACAACAACTACAATAATATTTTTTGCCGAGTTTTGCCGAGAAATTGTCGGGGATCATTCTATAATGTTCTATACTTGTATTAGATAAAAAATACTTATATCCTTTTAAATAAAATTTTACAATAACAAAAATATAATAATTTTATTTGAATTGTGAGCATTATGGTCTAAAACACATTTTCACGGTTTTTCAAATTCATTTTCCAAAAAATAAAAAAACACACATAAAAACCTTGTGTAATTTTCAAAAATCAAAAATGAATTTGGAAATTTGAAAAAAAGTGAAATTGCTACATCTTTCAAAAACAGACCGTTTTTTTTCACTATGAAAAAGTCCTTACATATGTAGGTAGTCCTCTACATGACCTACATAAATTTTCTGGATTTTAAAAAAAGGAAAATCGTGTAGAGCAATTTGTCTACATGAAAAACATGTCCCGAAAAAGCAAAATCCAAAAAGTCAAAATGCGCTGACCAGATTTCGATGATAAATTTGTGTCGTTTTTTGACCGATTTGATGATTGATCGATTTTCGAAAATGTATAAAATTATTGTGAATTATGTGATTTTTTGACATAAATTTGTGGTATGTGGACTAGTTGTGGGAAAGTTGTGGTCTGGATGTGGGCCAGTTGTGGGAAAGTTGTGGTCTAATCATACCAAAATAGAAAACCCCACTATATATTGTTATTGTGTAAGAGTGTATTAACATGTATTTTCTCTCGATATACACTTTTAACCATATATATTTAATAGACATCCATCGTATGCTTGGTCGTTATATCATTCTATATATATTTTTAATATAGAATGGTAATGTTAGAGAGAAAATAATGATTTATTATATTTATTATATATTTATGTAATTGTTTTATGTAGTGAATTTATTCTGAATTTTTTGTAAGATATCGCTATTATATATTCCAACCGGTTTATAATTCTTTGTAGAGTTGTATTCTTTATCTTTCTCCTTCTCTTTGGTAACTGTAATGCGAGTTGGAGGTTTATTTAATATAGAATCATCTCCATTGGATATATTACCATTTTCGAGTTGCGGATTTTTATCGGCTATATTACCGTATCCGTCAATCGTCGTTCCAGTTTGTTTTTTATATTCTTGGCGCACATATCCGGGTATCCAGTGAGACCAGCTAATAAATACAAGATTTGGATACGTATAACGTACAACAAGATCGTTTTCGCGTAATTTATTTATAATATATCCAGTACATTCTGCTACATTATATCTAGAAACACCAATCATAATTTCTGGAATTATGTACCAAATAAATTGCTCTCGTCCCCTATTTTGATTAGAAGTTAACTTAATTTTATTATGTATGCGATTCAAAATTTTATTATATAATGTTAATTTACTTTCAGCAATTTCTCTCTTCTTTTCAAATAGGTCATCTAGATTAATCTTATCTGTTAAATCGTTTTCGTCTGACAATGTGAAAATATTCATATTAATTTGTCAATAGAAAAAAAAACAACGAAAAAACTTTATTTATTTATTATATAGTAATATAGTAATAATGGCAGATACAACAGGTGTAATGTTAAATATTATATTAATTTTGTTGTTAATAGTAAAGATAATATGGGTTCTGGCATTATTTAGTAAATTTATTGATAAAAAATTTTTTAATAACAAGTATCAAGAATTAATTATAGAAGTTGAAACGATCGCTCATAATATATATACTTTGCTTATAGGTGGTTTACTTGTTTATTTATACAATCATCTTACACCATCTAAAGTATGCGTAGAGGGACACCTCAAAATGTATTTATATTCGTTTGGTATCTTATCATCTATAGGAATTATACAAAAAGCGGTACACAAATTTCATTTTGATGAAGATTTAACCAGAATCGAAAAATATATTTTGGGTAAATAAAATAAAATGAATTATTCTAGAAATAAATCTAATGAAATATAACAGAATTAAACACAAATAACTATATATATTTATGATTAAACATATAGTTATTAATGGCGGTGGTCCTACAGGGCTATTATGTTACGGCGCATTAAAACAATTATTTGAGAAAGACTTTATTAATATTGATAATATTAAATCCATATATGGAACGTCTGCTGGAGCAATAATAGCAGCAATAATCTTAATGAAATACGATTGGCAAACTCTCGACGACTACTTTTTTAAACGACCTTGGGAGAAAGTATTTAAATTAGCACCAGACAACTTATTTGAATTATATTATAGTAAGGGTATTTTTCAATTCGGTATGGTAAGAGAGATACTAAAGCCATTATTAACCGCAAAAGATCTGGATGAAAATATAACATTAAAGGAATATTTCGAATATAGCAAAATAGATTTTCATTGTTTTACTCTTGAAATGAATTCGTTTCAAAAAGTAGATCTAAATCATATTACTTATCCAGACATGCCACTAATTAAAGCATTGGAAATGAGTAGTGCAGTTCCGATATTATTTAAACCAATCATAGAAGATGGTAAATGTTATGTTGATGGCGGATTAATTGATAATTATCCATTAAATGAGTGCTTACAAAATGAAAAATGTAGTGACGATGAAGTATTAGGCATAAAAAACAAATGGAGTAATGTTGAATATACTATAAATAATGAAATGAACATCTTTCAGTATTTAGAGGCAACTATGAATCAAATTATTAGATTTATTCATACAAAATCTACATCTAATCCAACTTCTATCAGATATGAACTAAATTGTATATGTGATAAAAAACTGGCTGACTACTCCACTTGGTTTGAATATATGACATGTGGAGAGAAAATGCGCGAGTTAATGGAAGAAGGAAAGCAAAACGCGGAATTATTTTTGAGTAGTGAAGCAGTTTTAGGACAAAGTGCTATTTAAAAACTCCTTTAGATGCTCGAGCGACGGTTTCGCATCATATTCAATAATTTGATTACCCTTCACCATTTTAATTGTAGGATACCCTTCTACCTTGTATTTATCTGCTAAAGAAGGATTCTCCTCTCCATCAACTTGGATAAAGTTTATGTTATAATTATTGAACGTCTTATTACTATATTCTGCCTTTAATTGTTCCCAAATAGGTACTGCCTTCTTGCTGTGTGGACACCAATTTACAGTAAAAATATATAATTCTACATTCTGTGCCTCGCTATCTTCACTCTTTTGTTGAAATTCATTATTGGGAATAAACTTATTATCTACCATAGGAGTAACATATTTGTTGTATAGATAGATAGCTACAATTAGGAAAAAAATAGCTACAATTAGTATCATCCAAAAACGCGAACTAGTTAGTAAATCATATGCTCCGGATTGTATATTGTCTAGCATTTTATATATATATTTTTATATATAAAACATTATATTTCAACGAACGAATTATTTTATCAAATTTCTCTCGACTACTAAAATATTCCGACTATTAGGTGTAAATAAATACAAAGATCATAATTGAAAAGCAGACATTCAATAAAAATTATTCCTAACAATTGCTAAACTTTGATTTACAAAAGCCTTGATATATTTATTGATAAGTGTCATTCATTATAATTATAATTATAGGTGTAAACTTTTTTCTCTAAATAATGTAAGATGAATACCAATAAAACAATAAGATCCAACAAAATCGTGAAATCCAATAAAAGTAAAACTATGAAATCCAATAAAAATAAAACTGTAAAAAAGAGAGTATTTGGTAAAAAAGATTTCAAAGATGGAGACGGCATGTTGGTTAGTGTATGGGGCCCTGCACAATGGCATTTTTTACATACAATGAGTTTCAACTATCCAGTGAATCCTACACACGAACAAAAAACACAATACAGAAATTATATGCTAAGCTTAGTACATATTTTACCGTGTAAATATTGTAGACAGAATTTAAAAAAGAATTACAAAGCGTTTCCATTAACCATGGAATATATGAAAAGTCGTGATAGCTTCTCGCGTTATGTATACAAATTACACGAAAGGATTAATAAGAATTTAGGCAAAAAATCTGGACTGAGTTATTGTGATGTGAGAGAAAGATACGAACATTTTAGAGCAAGATGTACTGAAGAAAAACCAAAATTATTTACATTTAAGAAGACGCGTAAAAACAAAAAGGAGAAGGAGAAGGGATGTACTGAACCATTATATGGTAAAAAAGCGAAATGTATTATTAAAATAGTTCCGAAAGAAGAGCGATGTCAGACATTTCAGATGGACGAAAAATGTAAGAAATTTAGATAAAAACTAGTAAGCTACATTATTATTATTTGATAACACATATCAAATAATATATTACATAATTTGGTAATTAACCACACCATTGGAAATCGATTAGGTTATTTTACATACCGAATTGGCTAAAATCGGCCATGATTGGGCGAGGAAGGTAGTTATCATTCGAACTAGCATAATTAGGCACCTTTTTACACTCAAATGCTGGTTCGGGGCATCTAGCACAAGCGGGGCAAGGTGGGCACTTCTCTTGTCTAGGGCAAGCAGCCGCTTGAGGACACATGGGACAAACTGGAGGGACAATTTCCGATTTTAATATGTACATATTTTCTTGTCCGGGTGGGATTTGAGAAGCGGGTACTCCAGCTGGGAGTGCGCTAGTGGCACTATTATCGGTACTAGTAGTAGGAGGTTGCCTAGAAGACATACCTTCACGCATAAAACTGCCTAAACAGCCACAAAATACTAATGATAGCAATAAAATAATAAATAAATGTAATTTATGAAAACGCATACTATAATATACTTTAAGAAAATTTTAAAATTGAATAAGAAATAATTATGATTTGTGTAGTATATTTCGAAATATAATACTGTATAATACAGAATGCCTAGAAGTAAACAAGAACCGCTAATTAAATTTTACAATGACAATAGTGATTTGTTAGAAATCGGTGTTGACGAGGCCGGGCGAGGACCGTTATTTGGAAGAGTATATACAGCGGCCGTCATTTTACCTAAAGAAGATGGTGGAAACGTATGTGAAACCGAAAAGAAGGTATTTGATTATCATAAAATGAAAGATAGCAAGAAATTTACTAGCAGCAAGAAAATATTGGAAGTTGCCGAACATATCAAGGCAAACGCATTAGCATGGAGTGTAACCTATAATGACGAAACTACAATTGATAAGATTAATATTAGACAATCTGTGTTAAGTAGTATGCATCAAAGCATAAAAAATGTCATGGATACTTATAATAATGTTGATAATGGTACTGGTACAGAAGCAGTAGCTAATGTTAAAGAATATTTCCTACTAGTCGATGGTAACGATTTTAAACCATATCTTCGATTTCAAGATGACCATTTTGTACAAGTAAATCATACATGTATTGAAGGTGGAGATAATAAATATTGCGCCATTGCGGCAGCATCTATCTTAGCAAAAACCGAACGAGACAAGTATATAGAAGAATTATGCGAAGAACACCCAGAATTAAAAGAAAAATATGGACTTGAAAAAAATAAGGGATATGGCACAAAACAGCACCTAGATGGAATTAAAGAGCATGGAATTAGTAAATGGCATCGTAAATCATATGGTATTTGTAAAGAATATTGTTGAAATAAAAAATTAAAATTTGTAAAAAGCGTGTAATTATTATTCATATTCTAGTTCAATCTCACACTCATTAAATTCACTCATAAAACTACTGACAAATGGCTCATCCTTACAGTTTTGAATATTAAAGAATGTTTCTTTACAACCAATCACGACCAGATTTTTTGCTGCTCTTGAAATAGCTGTATATGCCAATTTAAGTCGATTTGTACCCCAAGACAAGCTAGCATGTACTGAGGAACAAATGAACACAACCACATCTTTTTGACTACCTTGATATTTATGAACCGTATTACAATAGTTTACTGTAAAATTATCAGAAATTTCATTGAGCGGAACAGACTCCACATTATTAATTGGGTCATCATCATACCGAACATATGCTATTTTATCGCCGAATGAAATCCTACCAGTATCACCATTCACACGAATAATGTCATCCTCGTATTTATTTTCGGTTCGTATGACAAAATCGTCTTCTTTAAAATATCCATGACTATATGGTCTAGTAGAATTATACACATCATTTTGTAATAATTTATTCATTTCAAAAACACCAGGTTGTTTACTGTGTTCTGGCGTAATGAAAGCAATATTGTCTCTGCCAAATTTTTTAACCAATTTATTACATATACGTATGGTTTCTTTTTCGTTGATGAAATCATGTTCAATAAACATTGTCGAAACATTGTCGAAATCGCTGATAGTTAATTCATGCTTATTTATTTTGACAATACAATCCTTTAACATACCAGTATCTTGACGTTTAATTTCCGTTAGATGTACGGTATTAAATAATTCCGAGTTTATAATACATTCGAATGGCCTTCCTTTTCCAACGGGTGGCAATTGCTTAATATCACCACACAGTACTAGATCGCAACTGAAATATTTACATTTTTTCAATAACTTGTGAAACATAAATATGTCCACCATCGAAGTTTCGTCTACTATAATTTTATCAATATATTGCGGATACAGTTTTTTCGCCGAATTTTTAGTGGCGGACTCGAGTTCTTTTCGTATGGGTTCGTCGGTTTCACAATCATCTGGTTTATTACGACCTACCTCCTCAATTTGTTTTTCCATTTTTGGAAATGTATTCAATAAACATTTATGTAATGTGCCACAAATGTCTTTATTTTTAATATTTTGACACTTGTCGATGAGTCCCTTAAATGCCTTTCCAGTTGGAGCCATCAAACTCATAACATATTCTCGTTTTGTTTGTTTGGACTGAATATTAAACCATTCAATGACTGCTTCTACTATTGTACTTTTGCCGGTGCCGGGTGGTCCAGTAATAACACATAACTTATCCGTAATAGCATGCTTAATAGAGCTAATCTGTTCATCATTAAATTTAAACGCCTTCTCCGATGTCGACTTTCCTTGCTCAAATTGTGTAATAAAGACATGAAACGCATCCACATCAATTTCATTACTATTGCCGTAATATAGATCCATAATAGCATCGCCAATATTCTTTTCAATCTCTACAAAATCTTTAATCCCGTACAAACCCTTCATTGTTTTATGCTGAACTAGAAGATTGTTGAGAATAACAAGATATTTGCTATAATTTGCTAATAAGTGGTTCTCGTCGCAGAATTTGCGAAGCAACATGTACCATCCTTGTTTATAAGACCTATCATTATATTGCTTGTATTTATCCTTGGAATCCGGATGACTCTTGATTTTATAGAAACTGCCATTGTTGTCTTGTACTGCGAAAATCGCCCATTTTTGGATCAATACCTCGTTACTAACTTGAATTTGTAGTTCCTTTGAGATACGAAATGCTTGATTGAAATTAATTGTCGAGTGTTCGATTTGAATAAGTTCATATGGATTGTCAATGATTGTTCTAATAAAATATCTACTATGTTTTTCAAATAACAATGTTTCAATCATTTTTTCGAATGTTTTAAATGTAATCTTGGTTTGAAAATCTTTGAACCATTCTACAATATGTAAGATAGTATCTACGAATGTGTTCTTTTCAGTATAACCATAATATTTGTCCCTTTTAATTTCGTCTCGTTCTTGTTTAAATAACTTGATATCATTTACGATAGAAGATACTGTCGTATGTTTATTGTACTCACCCGCTTTACTAATAATACGATCTAATGCTGACACATAATTATCTCTCAGCTTGACCGCCTTTTCCTCGTTCTTTTTGTTTTTTTCAAGTTGTAACTTTAATTTACGCAAATCGCGGCAACTTGGTATTGTGGTTGGTATTGTTATAGCTATGGCACTCATATCTAATTAACTACTTGTATCTAATGTACTGTATCTAATGTTAGTTATAGTATATTAAAAATTAATTGCGATTATCAATTTTATTTAAAATTGAAGTACATATATACTTTTTATGGTTCATTAACTTAATTTAACATCAATATCAACAATATGAAGGTAATGGTATTTGATACAGAAACAACAGGGCTGCCACTAGAGAAAAATCCAAGTATTTACGAATCGCACAAATGGCCGCATATTATTCAATTGTCTTATATAATTTACGATAGTGAGACGAATGATCTCATTGCGCTAGAAAATGACTATATTAATATAGATGCGAGCGTTATTATAAACCCCAAAAGTCAAGAGATTCATAAAATTTCGAGAGAAAAATTAACTAGCAAGGGTATATCTATTGAAGAAGCATTGAATAAATTTAATCAACATTCAGATAAGAGCGATTTACTAGTGGGCCACAATATATCGTTTGACAAACGGATGGTAATGGTTGAAGGAATTCGAAACAAAATAAAAATGACTGTCAATGAGACGTATTGTACTATGAAAAATGGCGTCGACATTTGTAAAATCGAACGGACTGGACAAAATGGAGATAAATATTTCAAATTCCCAACACTGAGTGAGTTACACAACGAATTGTTCAAGAAAATTCCTAAGAATACACACAATGCGCTGATAGATATTCTCATATGTATGAGATGTTTTATACAGATGGAGTTTAAAAAAGACATTTCACGCATAAATCGCACAATTCGTTACATGTTAAAAGATACCAACTAGCCGTATGGAGACAAGACAAAAACAAAATTATAAACAAAATTATAAACAAAATTATAAACAAAACTATAATAATCTAGCCGTCGGCAGACACGGCACACCTAGGCAGAACACATTTCACATACTTCTGGTTCAGTTTCTCCCTTTGTTTTTTTATCTGGCTCAATAGTAAACTGTTGGGCTTGATGTTTTGCTTTGCGTCTAAGATAATACATACCCGTTTTTAATCCAGCCTCCCAAGAATAAAAATGCATAGATGTGAGTGTTTTATAAGTAGGTTCTTCTACCCAAAGATTCAAACTTTGACTTTGGCATATAAACGCGCCACGATCCTTCGACATGTCAATAATATGTTTCATTGGAATTTCCCAGACAATCTTGTATTTTTCTTTGATATGCGTCGGAATACCAGTTATTTGTTGAATGCTACCATTATTCGCAATAATATTATTTTTCATATCTTCATTCCACAATTGTAAATCAATCAATTCTTTCATTAAATATTTATTCACAATAATAAATTCACCCGCCATGGTTCGTCTCGTATAAATGTTACTAGTGAATGGTTCAAAGCACTCATTGTTGCCTAATATTTGTGCTGTACTAGCAGTAGGCATTGGTGCGACGGACAACGAATTACGAATTCCATATTGAATAATATTTTTACGCAATTCGGTCCAATCGTATCTTGGGGATGGCTTTACAGACCACATATCAAATTGGAAAATGCCTTGAGAAATAGGAGATCCTTTGAATGTACTATATGCGCCACACCAATCTTCACTACTACTGCTACTATTGCTGCTGCTACTACTACTTGATTCTTCTACATTTGTGATAACCCCATTTTTAATATGAATCCCTCTTTCTCTCGAAATCTCCATGGACTTTTCCAGAGCGGCATGATAAATTGTTTCGAATATAAGTGTATTTACTGTTTTGGCACCTTCACTATGAAACGGAATATCCATCAAGGCGAATACATCTGCCAAACCTTGAACACCAATTCCAATAGGTCGGTGTCGCATATTGCTTCGTTTCGTCTTATCAGTCGGATAAAAGTTAATATCAATCACTTTGTCTAAATTCTCAGCAACTACTTTGGTAACTTCATGTAGTTTACCGTAATCAAATGATTTATCCTCTTTTACAAACATAGACAGTCCAATACTTGCCAAATTACAAACGGCGGTTTCATGCTCATCACTATACTCATTTATTTCAGTACATAAATTCGACGATTTGATAGTGCCAATGTTCTTTTGATTTGATTTCTCATTTACGGCATCTTTATAAAGCAAATAAGGTGTTCCGGTTTCCATTTGACTGTCTAATATTTTAAACCACAAATCTCTCGCCTTTACAGTCTTTTTGCCCTTATTAAGAGTTTCATATTTTGTATACAATTCTACAAATTTTGCGCCATATACATCCGCAAGACCGGGACATTCATCTGGGCACATTAGGGTCCAATTACCATTTACCTTTACTCGCTCCATAAATAAATCGGGAATCCAAAGAGCATAAAACAAGTCGCGCGCCTTCATTTCTTCATCGCCGTGATTTTTCTTCATATCAAGAAAATTGTCAATATCCGCATGCCAAGGCTCCAAGTATATAGCAAAGCTTCCATTCCTTTTACCGGCTTGATTTACATAACGAGCAGTGGCATTGTAAACCTTGAGCATAGGTACTAGTCCATCTGTCTTGCCATTTGTTCCACGAATATGACTACCCGCCGCGCGAATATTATGAATATGTAGACCAATCCCGCCCGAATATTTGGAAATTTGAGCGCAATCTGACAATGTATTATAAATACCAGTAATACTATCATCTTCTAGAGCAATTAAATAGCAAGAACTGAGTTGTTGTTTTGGTGTTCCGGCATTGAATAAAGTTGGCGTGGCATGAGTAAAATATTTTTGCGACATTAAATCATAAGTTGTGCGAACCTTTTCCATATTATCGCCATGAATACATATAGCAACGCGCAACCACAAATATTGAGGGCGTTCGACAACGACTCTGCCTACTTTCATCAAATAGGAACGCTCCATCGTTTTAAATCCAAAATAGTCGATCAAATAATCGCGTTCGTGGATAATCATCTTGTCCAACTCTTCCTTATTCTTCTCGACGATTTCGTAAAATTCCTTGTTAACCAATGGATACGGTTTTTGGTGTACATCTTTAAATTGATATAGTTTTTTCATAACTGAAAAAAAGGAACTACTAGTGTTTTTATGATGATTAGACACAATAAGTCGTCCGGCTAATGTATTATAATCCGGGTGCTGAATGCTAAGTGACGCACACTGTTCAGCAGTCAATTCATCAATTTTGGCAGTAGGAATACCATCATATAATTGATCGATGACTTTCATAACAAATGTAGTGTAATTTAATTTAATGCCACATTCTTGCCCAATGCTTTTGACACGTTTTAAAATCTTATCAAATCCGATGTTTTCATATTTACCGTTGCGTTTTAATACGCGCATTTCTTCATCGGTCGACGCTGCCATAATTAATATTATAATACGATCTATTAATTTTAAACCGTTTGTTTTAATTATGTATGTTTTTATTTTTATTCTTCCCTTTCTTTTTGTATAAATGAATAAAAATATTACAGTAATAAAGAGAAATATTATAT